GACCTTGTTTGGCCTGAGTAGTCTTCTTAGCTAGTCCACGAACGATATCCCTAGGGAACTTCTCGTTATCTGGCATTCGTAAAGACAGTAATGATTTCTTCATACCCATTTCAAAAGCTCTATCAGAGTTAATCTCAACATATCCTAGTGCACGTAATCCTAATGACTTAGATACCCAAGACTTACCAGAGCCTGGGCCACCTGCCATAAAAATTGCATGAAAGATTGCTGGATCATTTCTGCCTTCTTCGATAAAGGTTTTAAAGTCTTGCATGTAGAAATCTAATAAACATATAGACTTATTTATATGTTAAAGTTTCTTGATTATAGCGTCTAGCTCCTCTATTTCACTATATTTTTTCAGTTTCCTCAGTTTTTTCTTGATGTTAGGGTTTACTGACTTTTCATCAATAAATCCCTCACTTTCCAACACCATAAGCAACGCAATTACATCCCCCACTTCTTCCTCGAGTCGTTTTCTATTGCGTGCATTATGGTACCCAAACCGATGAAGCTTTTGAATAGCTTGAATGAGTTCAGCACACTCTTCAGCTAGAATTACTAGTGGCTCATTCATTTTTATTTTTGCCTAGCACATAATCTTGTGCTTCCATCGCATCATGTAAAACACACTTTAATATATCACCAACCGCTGTATTAAATTCCACTTGTCCTTTCGGGTCATCACCATAATGTTCAACTATCTCATAATCAAACGAGATAGACTCTGAGTCTGGTAGTAGTTTAACGTCTGTATATCGGTATATAACACCACCATAATCACCACCGGTAAGTTTAATAAACCAATGCTTTTGATCCAAATCCTTTTCTACAAAAGCCCATTTATCGTATAAAGCCATTTCTTTCTCCTAAGTCTAAACCTTTAAATAATTTTAATATTGACCCAACTACTATAAAAACACCAATCAAAGCATAGAACACAACCAGAAACATTATAATGATTGGGAACATGACAATGGCGATTATCGTAGCAATCTCGTTTTCATACTCATATAAAATTGGACCACTTCTAATAACTCCTGGGGATACTTCTCTCATTCCATCTCTGCCTTAATCTCTGCCTTAATTTGTTCAATTGTCTTACCAGCCCTACCATTCTCAATAGTGACTGTTATATTCACCATATCAAATATATTCAAGTGAGGCGATTCGAATAAAGGTACATCAAGAATTGATGTAACAGACTCAACTCTGTCAAGGGCCAATAGGTCGGCTTTGAGTGCTGCAATCGCCTCTAGGTTTTCAGGTGTAAGCACTCCATCTTCTGTATGAAAAGCAATTATCAGCTGATCATCAACCACCTTAAACGTTTCTTGAGTTTTTAAATAAAAATCGAGTTCACCATCACCACTAGACATAAGAGATTCAGATGACATATCCAAAGCCATCTTAGGAGCTTGCATAATTATTGGCACTAGTACGGCAATCAACAGCATCAATGATACAACTGGCTTGTATATTAGAAAATGAAAAAGTTTGTCTAGTGGTGTACTACTTGGTTCGTTGTTTTTCATCTTGTTCCTTTTTAGCCTGCCTATCTTCCCTCAACTTTTTAGCCTTTTGTTTTAGTCTCCAAATCAGCTCAGTATTATTTTTCATGATAGCTTCATAGGGAAGATTTCATTAATAACACTTGCACATGCTCTTGCGATATCCATATGCTCCTGTTGTGTTCCATGAGCGCCTCTTAATTCGATATAGTGCACCCAACTTCTAAGGGTTCCATTCATATACAATCTTGATACTGTATTGCCCTCAGGTAAAACACATCTCGCTTGTTCCTTCGCAATGCCATTATCAATTGCCCATCTATATGCTTCTTGTGCTGCTTCAATAACTCGTGATTGTTTTGCTTGCCATGTTTGGTCTAATTCAATATCATCATTCTCCAAAGAATTCTGTCTATTCTTATAGTCCTGTAGTCTAGCCTCTCTATGAACAAACTCTAAATCAATGGTTGGATCCGCATATCTCTGAGAGTACTCTTGGAATGAGAATGACCTATGTCTCAACATCTGTCTTGCAATGTCTCTTGTTGTCTCAATCTCCATACAAACAGACACCATCTCTAAAGGACTCCAATGCTTGTGTTTAATCAGGTAGTTGATAAGTTTCTGACCGCTCTCATAGTCCTCTTGGTTCTTTGGAGCTGATACCCTAGCACAATATGAAATGAGATTGATTACCTCATCTTTAGTATCAATTGGGTCAACCTTTACTGGTCGGCTATAGTTAATTAGTTTTACTTTCATACTTTAAATTCTCCAAATTTGTCTTTAATGCCAATGTTACTATCATCTGCTACCAATGTCTGAGCTGAGTCTTCTATATCATAGAGTCTCATCTTAGCCCTATCTACTCCCACTACGAATCGTCTTGTACTGCCTGTCGGATCATTGTATCTGTTTTTCAATTGTTTAACCATCAATTGATTAAGGTTTTCCAACTCTTCAGTTGAAATGATAGCAAACATCAAGTCTGCTGTTGCTGGTAGTCCGAATGATTCAGATGTATCTTGTAGACCCACATCACTATTACCAAAGCCATCTCTTGTTGTCTGTGTCGCTGTCAATACTGGAACATTACACTCAACAGCAAGACCTCTTAACTCTTCAGCGATTGCTTTAACATATGTATATGAGTTAATAGAACCACCCATAGCTTTCATTCTTGATGATGAACATATATTTAAGTAATCAATACAAATTAAATCTGGTGTGAAGTTCTTCTTCAACTTCAACTCATCAATCAAAGCTCTAAAATGACCAGCATTAGCAGCTCCTGTTGGATACTCTTTGATGAGTAATTTACCAGCTCCTTTTTGTGATATCTTCTTCAACTTACCATCAAACATATTTTTAGATAAGTTCGATAGTTGGTCAATAGGAACATTCATCAGGTTAGCATCTATACGTTCTGCAATCCTTTCCTCAGCCATTTCCATAGTGATATATAGAACATTCTTCATCTGAGTTAAAGCGCCTGCAGCAACATGACACATGAATAATGACTTACCCACACCAGTACCTGCTAAGCACACATTTAGACTCTTATTAACTAAACCACCCTTTGTGATTTTATTAAACATCTCAAGGTCAAATGGAAGATGCTCTTCTTTTCTATGATAGTATTCAAATCGGTCATCTGAGTTATCTATGTAATCGTGTCCCACGTTATTATCAAATGAAATGGATAATGCATCACTTAATAATTTTGGCAGGGCATTCTTACTTAGAGACTCATGGTTACCATCAATAATGTTTATGGACTCCATGATTGCAAGATAGATTGACCTATCTTGACACCACTTCTCTGTTTGATTAAGCAACCATTCTTCATTAGTATCTTGAACTTCCTTAGATAAATCACCTGCTATAGAGAATAATTCTGATACCATATCTGCTGGTACTGAGTCATTCTTTTTTAGTTCTATGTTCAGTGCCTCATCATTAGGAAGCTTGCCATACGCTGTTACAAACTTCACTATCTCAGAGAATAGTATCTTATATGGTCCTTCAAAATAACTATGTTTCAGATGAGGTATTACTTTGCGAGTGAACTCCTCATCCTGAATTAGGTTGCGTAAAATTAAAGTTTCTAGATTCATTAAGTAATCATGTCCTTATGGCCAATTTCAAAAGACTTCTTTAAGTACTGTTTAAAGTCAGACTTCTCGAAGATGTTATCCCAAAACTCTTTAGTTAAGGTTTCTTTTGCTCTTACCTTCTTATCTAGCATCTCACCAGTAGTCGTGTCTACCTCTGAATACCAACCATTAGAAGGCTTTGCTACATAACCACCTGCAAGAGCCGTTTCAAGTAAACCTGAGTAGGCTTCAATACCACCTTCCCATGTAACTGAGATAGGAATCCTAGACTTCTCTTTAACGAATCTTGACTTCTCTACGTTGATAATGAAGTTGTATCCTTTAATCTCCGTACCTTGCTTCTCTTGTTGACGACCTAAGATCCAAATGTTATCTGCAGAGTAGTATATTCCAGTACCACCACCTACTACATCTCTAGGGAACAATCCAATTTCTTTATATGTATGGTTAATAGCTAACAGTGGAATGTCTCTCATTGTTAGATATGGAGTAGTCATTCTGAATAATCCTTTCAGAGCTTTTGCCCTTGACATATCAGCTACACTCTTCTCATTTTGAGCATCATCTAACTCTTTCTTGGATGCAAGGTTACCGATAGAATCAATCATAATGATGACCTTATCCGCCCGCTCGATATTCTCAAGTTGATTGATTAAATCAAATTTGAGTTCCTCTACATTACGAATTGGAGTATGAAGTACCCTTGATGTATCAATACCAAACGATTGAAAGTATTGTTGCGGTGAACCAAACTCTGAATCATAGAATAACAACACAGCATCCTCAAATTTATCGAGGTAGGCTGCTGCCATCAACAGTCCAAACGAAGTCTTAAAATGCTTCGACGGCCCTGCTAGCACTGTTAATCCTGAGCTCAGTCCACCATCCGGATCACCGGACAATGCAACATTGATCATTGGGACAGGTGTTGTTACCATGTCCTTATTTGCGAATAGTTTTGATTCTGATAGAATAGCCGTATCTTTGATTCGACTGTTCTTTTTCAATTGATCCATTAAACCCATATGTAATTCTCCATCATGTAATACTATATTATACCCGATTTAGTTCGAAAAGTCAACATGCTCATAAGCGAATAAAATTGCGCCTTGAGCTTCTCTAGTCAACGGTCTGTTCTTATACCAAGCACCCGTTTCGTTATCTATCTGTGTACACATATCAGCTATCTCATTTGCTGATATTGGATACTTACGTCGTATAGCACTTGATGCTATACTAACCATGATTTGATACATCTTACGATACCAACCTGTATCCGATATGGTCTTATATTCCGCGACTAGCTGTTTATTAATGAAAGGACAATCATGGTAACTAGACCAACGGATGTTAGTATTAGTCATTTGTTCCTTACGATGATTCATTATTTGTTTTTTGACACTCTCAGGTAGATTATCTAAGAACGAATTCCCAGTAACCTTTTCTACATAATCATGTTGACTCAATAGCTGTGGAACATCAATACATTGTCCATCATTAATAAAAAAGAATGAATGACTATCTTTATATCGGCCTGGCACAAAATACATCCTTGATAAGTCTTTAGTTTGTGGATCACCAATATCCCCCAGTTCCTTATTTAAAGCAAACCAGAAGTGTTTAATCTTATCATTCTTAACCGTCTCACTTAACGGAAATACTAGTCTAAATTTAGGATGCTCAGTGGTTGATGATGCGGTCGAGTAACACACATATGTATACTTTCCATACAAGTTGGCTAGCTCTTGTTGTAGATCCCCAGAAAATGTATGGTCATCAACATCAACAGCAGCCCAACCATACCAGTCGATAACATTTTTGTTAGCTCTGGTAGTGTCATCTATGAATCTCGCTGGTGTAATCAAGCAAGCATCCTGTTTACTCTCGTACTCTTTGTTACTCAGATTCTCTAAAAAAGTTGTAAACGAATCCCAATCTTCAAACGTCATAGACTTGTTTGTCTTGTTGTCGTACAGATTTTTAAAGATTGTGATCCCTACCATCAGAAGAAATCCTCTAAGGTTACCTCTTTCTCAGTTGTCCAGCCAATAGCTGTTAATATTGGCTGAATTGGCTGAATGAATGTCTTATCGAACTGCTTATCATAGTCAATGTATTGATCAGTTTCAAACCCCTTCGGAAGATAGTCTGGAAATGACACTACATTCTCCTTGAGAGGATTAGGCATCTTCAAGTAAGTGAACTTAATTTTCTCACCAGAATGAATCTGATTATGAACCTTCGTTAGGCCCTTTGAATTGATAGTATCGTTGTATACGATTGCTCCCCTAACATGAATTGGAGTACCTTTCTTATACAAGTCATCACCTTCACCCAACCACTTGTCCAACTCGCTCACACCTCTTGGAAATGCAACTTCATGGGCAGGTAGTGTTTTGAAATGGTCTTTGAATTGAGCAATAGCATCTTGTGTTTTAGGTTCAGAACCACTGATGATTACCTTAAAGATATTCTTCAGTGCTTGTCTACAAGCTGCTGGTGTTGATGATTTAATAGCTTCTAATCCCATAATCTTTAACTTAGGCTGTGTATATTGAACCCCTTCATTGTTGTGTACATTTAGAATGTACCTCTTCTTAGCTGTCCATATACCACGATCAGCAATTGCTTCTCGTGACATAACCATTTTCTTACTGATGCCTCCCAAGGTATCATATAGTCTATTATACCCTATTTCGATTACTTTTTCAAGCTTTTCTTGACAAACTTTGTCTAAAAACTTTACTGGGTCTTTAGGATTAACAGCATTAACTAATGGTTCCATATTAACATATACAGAATCGGTATCAATAGCAATAATGTAATCGACATCATCAGTCTTCAGGACTCTATTCATATACTGATTGATTTCCCTCTCAGCCCATCTAATAGTAGTTTGACCTGAAGTAGTAATGGCTTCAGCAACATCTTGATTGAAGTACCTGAAGTATTGATTACCCATAGCTCCATATAAAGAGTTCATAAGAATCTTAATTGCCATCTGTTTGTTCTCAGCAATCACTATGTCCTTCTCAATCCTATACATCTCTTGCTTATTAGCTTTATCCATGTGCTCCATTTCTTGCTGAGAACTCAACATAGATTTCTTTACTACAACACGTTCGAGATACAACTCTTCAATGATTCGAGGAATGGTACCAAGTCCTATAGTACATAAACGAAGACCATTAGCAGCAAGTGCTTCATTCTCTGTAGTATTAACTACCTGACCATCCAATATCTTGTCTATAGTCACACCAGGTATCTTTCCTAGAATGGTTTCTGGACTCATATTATATTGACAAATGATGTTAGGATATAATGAATTCAAGTCAAATGAACACACCCACTTATGAAGACCAACTTGTGGTGCTTTCACATAACCACCAGGATAGTCACCCTTCACTGAGTCACCGTTTGGTGGTACACAGATGTTCCGAGATGTTAAGTCACGATACAGTATTGAGTCCCAAATGCCTACAGTGCCCATACAATCGATGTAGTTCACACCAGCCTTGTAAGCAATAACCATAGTTAAAGTAATGAGTCCCATCTTATCTTCCAATCGTTCAATCAACTCAACATCTCGAATGTTATAGTCAATGAACTTTTGATGGTCTTCCTTATACAAGGTGTATAGGTTAGAGTGTTCGTCATATGATAGCTTTCGCTCACCAAGAACGGTATGAGCAATATGGTCTAGTCTGTATGACTCTTGTTGACCATATGAATAGCCGAACTTCTTAAACAAGTCAAGGTAGTCAAGAATAGCCACACCATAAATGTCATGCCAATGGTGGTCACGATTCATTATCTTTGTAGTCCGGGGATGATTGTAGTTCCATGGACTTAGCATGCGAGCTACTTTACTACCACATATATATGTAATACGATTGATTAGGTACGGCATATCGAAGAACTTAACGTTCCACCCAGTTACAATGTCAGGGTAAGCAGTTGCCCATCTTTCAACAAAGCACGATAAAAGATGTTTCTCATCAACACACTTTCTATATACAACTTCTTGGTCTTGCATGATTGACTTTTCAGTATCATAGTCACCTAGTCCCCACACATAGTAGATGTCATCAATGTTATTCTTCATAGCGATTGAAATGACTTCACTCTTAGCTTCATCAGGGTGAGGGAATCCCTCATCAGATTGGACCTCAATATCAATTGAAGTTACGTTGACTAGGTTACGTTTGAACGTAATTTCATCAGGATAATGTGAAGTGATGAACTGCGTTATGAAATTATTCATTCCATGCAGGTCCTTATTAGCTATGTCACCAGATACTCTGATAGCTTGTTGAGCTTCAGCCATATTATCATATGTAACTGGTTGTGCATCACGTCCATCTAATGTCTTCCATCCAGTTGCTTGAGCCCAAGGAAGAGGGTTATACATCGTGGGTTCAAAAGGAACCTTTCGGGAGAAAGGAAGGCCGTTATCATAACCACGATATAATATATTGTTACCGCGTCTGTAGACGCTCGTATAGAACTCATTCATAATTTAGTTACATCTCCACAATAAATTGGTGGGCCCAATAGGATTCAAACCTATGACCTACGGCTTAGAAGGCCGTTGCTCTATTCACTGAGCTATGGGCCCATTCATTAATACATTATACATCAAACGGGCACAAAGGTCAAGCGTTTATACTATAATTTTTTTCTCTGGGGGCATCGCTACATTTGACGTTGATGTCATTGAGAAATATGCTTCTCCTAACTTTTCAGTTGGTGTTGTGATAAACACGATAGTATTAGTGTTCACATCAAGTACGTCAATCTCAGCGAAGGGCATGTATGCATTGAAGGACAAGTTGTCTTCATCTCCACGAAAGATTGAAATAGGATGTTTCAATCCAGTGAAACCACCATCTGTGTGGGCGATTGTACAAAGGATTTCTTCCCCTGTGATTAGTTTTACGATATTAGCTGTTGCCATAATTACTCCATAATGGGAGGCCGTAGCCTCCCTAACAAAATTAGCCTAATAAAAGCTGTTTAGCACTTTTACTTAGCTCTCCAAGATTAATCGTCTTTGGCTTATCCTCTTCCGGAATCTGGTTCTCCAGTCCGACGAGCAACAATCCATCGACAATATCTGCTCCAACAACTTGACATGTTTCTGCAATAGTGAACTTGCGTTCAAATCGTCTAGCTGAGATTCCACGATGGATATACTCAGATCGATCTTCTGATTGCTTCTTGCCAGTGATGGTTAGTGTACCCTTTTCCATCGTGAGAGAGATATCATCTCGTTTGAATCCTGCGACAGCGATTTCAATAAGAAATGTGTTATCTCCTTTCTTCACAACGTTGTAAGGGGGGTATCCTTGATCTGATTGTTTAATAGCTGTTAGGCCATCCAGTTGATCAAAAATGTTATCAAATCCTAAGAAAGTATTCCTTGGGAGATTGAAGTGGTTTGCTAGTGTTGACATATTGTCCTCCTATTAAATAGCAAGGTTATAAAAGCAAGACCCAAATGGCATCTTGCTAGTTTATTTATACGAATTCTCTATCTTCTCTATGACCTTTTCTGTAAGCCATGTTACTACTAGTTTCACGTACTTCTACTTTAGAACACCACACCCTATCCTTTTCACCATAGTCTGGTAGGAAGATAGTGTTAATGTATTCATATAAGAAGTCAGCGATACCTTCACAACCAGTACGCTCTACTTCAGTAATCTTAGCCAAGCCTTTCTTGCCAAGTTCAATGAAGTCATCATAGTTTGGATCATCCACTGCTACTAACAATGTGTGGTCAAACCAGTCCTCTAATAAGTATTTTAGTGGTCTCAAACCACCATAATCAATACACCAGTTGCGTGCATCTAATGTGTCACATTCAAACTCAAAATGAAATGAGAATGCGTATCCATGAATGACATTACAGTGTGACTCTGCCCTCCATTGACGATACGCTACTGGAAACTTCTCTGTGTATGTCTTTGTCGACACCCACTTCTTTTCTTTCTGAAACTGACCTAATTCTTTGTTCATCGGCCAATGACCGTTCTCACCTTGTGTGATATCTACTGCACCTGTTATTGGATTTTTTTCTCCGCTAAGCGACATATTTTATTACTCCTTCTACTAATTTATTATATAAATCTTCCAGAGATCCGTCATTGAAGATTGTTATCCCTTCGTCATTTTCCATCTCTGAAATATGACTATCTACTACATCATCAACGTCTCTCTTAATGTTGAATAGTAATATGTTCTCTTGTTTAACCCAATTTAACTCAATTGGGAATCTGATATCACTGATGATGACATATGCATAACCATCTTCTATATTGTCCATAGCATCTATGTTCAACATCAATGAGTAATCATCACCATTTTCCTCAAACAAGTCATCCCAATGACCAAGTAATATCTGTCTTGGTGTGTACTTGCCATCAAAGTTAGGCATATCCATATATGGTGAATCTTTCAACTCTCTGTCTGTGAAGTTGATTAATGGAATGCCCAACTCGTCAGATGTTATCTGTTTAGGTAGATCAGCTAATGCAAACAGTTTAGCATTCCCTAGGATACGTTGAAGCATCTCTGCTGCTGTATCCTTTCCTGAACCTGCTAGTCCTGTAATTGCTATCTTCATCAGTCGTGAAACTCCGTGCTGCTATTAATACTATCATCGTACTTATCATCGTGAGCTTTTCCATGACCATAATCACCATCATAATGATGAAGTGCTTCAGCATCAAAGTTTAGATATTGTCCAATTCGTGTACCACGTTTAAGCTTAACATCACCACATGAGATATGCATACAGCCAGCCATCATACCATGATACCCCGAATCATATAACCCTGAAGTTAAGAATACTCCATTACGGTTTAGAGTTGACCTAGTGATAACCCAACCAGCTTCTCCATCACCTACCTTAACTGTATTCTCCATAATCACTTCATAGTGACCTGGTGGTAAGAACCAATTGTCATTCTCATTTGGATGAAGTTCCGTTGACCCTCGATGAATCTTCTCATCTTCATTAATAGTAAACAGATTACTCTCAATCCTAAAGATTTTATATACTCTTAGGTCAACAGCATTTGGTTGTACATCTTGCTCTTGTACGTGACTTAGTGTAGACCTTGAGTGAGGTCCCATTATATGCTTCATGTTTCGATATCTCCTTTATCATTAATAAAGCTGACATTTCGATCAACTTGACTATTATTATACATTGTTTCGATAGAAAAGTCAACCTCTTCTTCAAACTTTCCATTGATGAGACCAGTAGGACTTGAATCAAATTCAATGTCATTCATGCCAGCCCAAACAGCTGCACTTGTGTCCCAACTGTTGATTAATACTTGATAGGTATGACACAAATCAATTTCATTTGGGCCATCTGTCATCCCAAGGAAATGTAATCTATTATATCCAACTGTATTAAGCAATCGTCTCTGTTCAAGCTCTCTCATCATCCAGAATCTTGATAGATACCTTTGAAGTTTGTTTCCTCTCTCAACACCATATGCATTAGGAATACCTAGAATAGACATGCCAATCAAGTCAATCCAATCTTGGTCTCTAGCCCATGTAAATGTGTCGATGTAATCTTCGAGGTCCCCAACTTTTGATTGTGGAACGAAGAAGGTTTTATACCCAGCATCTTTAAAGATGGGACCTAACTCCTTAGCAGCATCAATTGTCTTTTGACCTGGTTCCCCAGGATAATCAGACATAACTATATACTTGGCATTCATTTGTTCAGCCATTGTTAGTAGTTTGTCGCTTGGGTACATTGGACGTCCAGCTTTGTACATTTCAAATGCACTGTTGTCCAAGATGATATCCTTTCCGTCTTGAAAGGTCTTACAGTAATCAGCTCCATGTTCCTCGACGAGGTGAGCTAAGGTTAGATGTATGCTACTACGTTTAGCAGCATAATCTGCATACGCCTTAGGCGCGATATGACAAAATTTTATCATTCAATTACTCCATTATGTAAAGGTGTTTAGTTAGCCATCCATAGCTTGTGTTACTAAGTCGTCCCAGTATTTCTTAGTTGCTGCTGCACCGAAAGTCTTCGTGAAGTCTTTCTTCATTCTATCATGGTCATGGTTTGTGTTTTCCATACCAGCAATTACCCAACCGAACATTACGTCCCTACTAGGTTTCTTGGCTTCTCTAATTGTCTTTAAATTTTTCATGGTTGATACTCCGTAAATGAACCGTTTTCGTTATCTTCTGAAACACTAATAGTAATGTTTCTATCAGGGTATTTATAATTAATAGCTTCGCAGAGGTCATCTGATATCATCTCACATGACTTATAATCTAGTTGTAATGTATTATCAGAGTACATACTCTCTAACCATCGTTTAAATAAGATAAACTCAATATCTCTATCATCATGAAACACCTCAATTCCAACTTTAAAATGGAATATGTGTCTATGAGGATATCCTAGAAAATGAACATCTTTCAACTCATGAGCCTCTAAAGCAGCTGGGAATTTGTGGATACCTTCTTTTTGAAAGCGTACCCAAATCATTTTATTTTTTGTTTTCATACTATGTATTATACTCTATTTTTATTAAAAAGTCAACAGATTCTTTCACATCTGTTATAAAGAATGGAAGACTCATATGGAGTTAAATCTTGATTGTATTTAGGTCGGAGCCACTGAATAAATCCTTCCTCTTGAATCTCAATGTACGGCTGAGTCAAATCAGGCTTAGGTTCAACAACCCATTTAAACACCCAATCTTTGTGAGATGAATGAGCCGTAAGTGCTTGTCTAAACTTCGTAGCAGAATAACCTTTGTTCTTCCACCCACGATGATTTGATTCAAGAAGGCCTAAGGGAAGAGATGTAGATCCAATATAGACACACACATCATCATCCCATACGCTATAAACTCCTCGAGTCTTCCGTTCCATTACTTCCTCGAAAATGCTGCCAGTGCCTCTGCTCTCAATGATGAATTTGGTTCACCAAACTTACCTAAAGCTGTTAGCGTAACAGTGGTTGAGTTTGTGTCCATCACACCACGTTGACTTACACAAGTATGTGCAGCATCAACCATGACAATGATGTCATCAGATTCAGTAATAAAGGACATTGCATGAGCAATCTGTTGATTCAAGCGTTCTTGAATTTGAGGTCGTCTTGCAAAGTATTGTACTAACCGATTCATCTTCGACAAACCTAGTACCTTCTTGCGAGGGATATAAGCTATATGGCATTTGCCAATAATAGGTCGAAGGTGATGTTCACAGTCAGAAAATAGAGTGATGTCTCGTTCAACAACAAACTCATCACCTGAAGTCATTTTATTATCAACAGCTGTACACTTAGGGAATGTATCGTTTCTGAGACCTGAGAAGATTTCATTTACATACATCTTTGCTACCCTATTTGGGGTATCAATCAAAGAGTCATCTGTTAAGTCAAGACCTAGTGTGAGCAATGTTTGTTCCACTTGCCTCTTAATATGATTCAATTTGATGCCATTATTAACGTCTACTTTATCAGTCATAGGAGTTTGCACCCCAACTTTTACTAGGTATTCGTTTACTTGTCTACCTAGTTCTTCATTTTGTTTTGCCTTGTCGTGCATCATTGCTCCTTGTGGTTTAATAAGTATTCATTGTGGTCCATTTCCCATGGAAAGACCACCCAATCACCAGTATGCTTAGTATAGTAGAATACTTCAGCTTCTTCAGCTCGTTTCCCACCCACTAGCACATGACACTCTACATATGACTCTGGTCGTTCTTTTTTCAAAAATGCTCTAACCTTTTCCATTGTTTGACCGGTATCAAATATGTCATCCAATACTATTAAAGTATCAAATTCTTGTGTCCTATTCACTACCCATGTAGGTTCCTTTACGACACCAAATTGTTTCGTCGTTCCAACTGGCAAGTCGTATGATTGAAAGTCTATTATAGACATCTCACATGGTAATATATTAGATAGATGAGTAGTCATAGGTAACGAGCCCCTATACAGTCCAACCAAATGAGGAGTGTGGCCTCTGCTGACTAGCATATGTACTCTTTCTACAATCGCTTGGATGTCTTTTATATATTGATCATCGTATTTATATATCTGCATATTAAGTTCCCCAACTATTGCCAAATAAATTTATGTGTAATCTAGGACTGAATTTATATCCATATTTCATACACAGATCAGCTACTTGATTTTCAGTCATTTGTTGACCTTCAATAGTAGCTCCTTCTGGCATCAGGAATACATCTTCAATCCGTACACCAGCAGCTTTATATTTAGCTAAAGCGGCCACTACTTCTTTAACATCAATCTCGTCTCTAATAACAAACTTCAAGTTGATATTAGAATTAACTACTTTGTTCATTGACAATAGACACTCAGGATTAATTGTAATGTTTTGGTCTTCACCAGTCAATGATAGTTTAGGAGAACACATCCAAGTGACCTCCAAGTCTGTAGTATTTAAGTACTTAGCAAACTTAGGCATCACCATTTTAGATCCATTGGTCTCGAATGTCAGATGATTAAGCGAATCCATCTCTACTTCTTGCAACAATTCAATGTAAGCATTCTGCCAACCCAATAGAGGTTCACCACCAGTAATGACTAAGTGGTTATTAGTTCCCCAGTCAATTGGAGCTGCTTCATCTAGTTGTTTAGCTAGTTCTTGAGTTGTGCCGAATGGCGAGAGGTGTTTATACTTCTTACTCCAAGAAGCAGATGAATCACATCCAATCTCTACGACTGGAAGATGTTCTACTGAATCGTACTGAGTAACATCTACCAAATTATACGGCATCTGTTCCAATGGAATATGATTGTCTCTTGGTTGGCCGAAGCCGTTGCATTCTAAATTACACCCAAAGGTCCTGAGGAATACTGATGGTGTTCCCACCCATTTCCCTTCTCCTTGAATGGAGTAGAATACTTCTGAATATCTTATTTTTTTCATACTATAATCATCCTATAAAAATATACTTTAATGTACATTATACATCAATTCGAGTCAAAAGTCAACTATGATTTATGATTTTATACCAATGTTGTATTTGGGACAAAGGTCCCAGTTAGATTTTTCTTTGTGGCTGATAATCTTAATTTGACTTAGTGGTGCTGTTTCTTCTATCGGGTTGACTACCTCTAACAATCCCCAATCAGACAATAATGTAACGATAGTGTTTCGTCGTTCCAAGTCATTCTCAGTTAGGTTTGAAGGTTTGCCATCCAATAGAAATAGCTCTTTGAAGTGTGTGATAAAATACCTACCTTGCTTATGTAATATATGGCAAGATTGATATAATTTTGAATCTCGTTTTGACGCTACACCCATCCTTGTTAACGTCTCTCTGATTTTTAGAAAATCATCGGGTTCTGCTAATATAACTTCTAACATCATTCCTGGCTCCCAATTAACCAGCTCATCGTTGTGTTCCACCATGATTTATTCTGTCCTTTAAAATATCCAATTGTTGTTTATCAATAAGAGGAAGAACATCTCGAGCTTTTTCATTACTATATCCATAGTACATCTTTACGATATTGAGATTGTCAGATTCAATGTTCTTATTCCACTTTGAGAAGCGATTCCGCTTCCTAATAATATTTATAAGAAATGAATACTGCAATCTATTATCAGCATGATGGTACTTGTTCATCTCATTTGCATACAACACCGTATCAGGGAAGTAAGACAAACTTCGATTTACCATAAAGGCATTATAGTCCTTTTCGTTCTCCATTATATCCTTCTTAGTAGAATTAATGGACTTTACAAATTCAAATGGATTCATAATAACACCATGTATATAGTTACGATAGCAGCACCAATATATAATAGCACCACTAAACTAAGTGACCAAAGACGTACTTGCCTTGATGCATGCTTAGTAGGAGTTACCATTCCAAAGAACGTGAATTTTTGTTTAATTCGTTTAATCATCCCATCATTCCATTACTAAAGAACCATTCAATACTTCTGCCGACGGACACAATAACACAAACACCAAGGATGATCACACATGAACACACACCTAGTATTACAACTCGATGATTAGCCGCCTCTAGTTTATCCAACATATCATATCTCTTCTTAAACTTCCTTCTGTGTTCACTGGCTGTCATCATTAACCTCCTTCACAAGTTCCAAAGAACCAAGAGCTCTTATAATAGTACTAACCATCTTAGAACACTTTTCCATTTGCCAAGCTAAGCTAGCTAAGCTAAATGCAATTACTGATAAAAGAATGTGGGTTAAAAATAGTTCAGATCCTGCCATAATATACTACTCCTGTTATTTAAAATTAATTTGAGACATTACTTCTGTCATACAAGCAACAACGTTTAACTCGTGGTCTGCCATAAAACTATCCTTATATGAATAGTCAGCTAGAATTAATACCAATTGTGGAATGGAAGCTGGCTCCACTTGTTCTACCATGTTGTCGTAAATCATCCTGAATAACTTTGTTGCTTCAACATCGATATTGTCTGACACCCACTTTCTCATGTTCTTAAAATCTTTATCTTTAAGATTCTTCATTAGTCCGTTGACCGAATCTTCTGATAGTGAAACCAGTATTCCTGAATCGATAGAACCAGACATTCCATATCGTTGACATTCATTTAGAACGCGTCTCCAATCAGGAAGATACTTCATTATAAGCTCAGCCAAGACTTGATTGTCGTATGCGATTTTCTCTTGGTCCAAGATGGATTGGAGTCTTTTCATAAACAGGGAGGCTAGCTCATGCTTCTTACCTACATTGAATTCATATATGGAACACCTCGAGTGAAGTGGATCAATAATACGATTCTTGAAGTTGCATGTTAGAATAAACCTACAGTTTGCTGAGAACTCCTCCATGAAACCACGAAGAGCAGGTTGAGTTGATTGGGGGTTTAAGTAATCAGCTTCATCTAATATAACTACTTTGTACCCTCCTTTAAATGAAACAGTGGAAGCAAACTGTTTAATCTTGCCTCGAAGAGTATCAATGTTACCATCTTCGGAACCATTGACAATAATAAAGTCGAGGTCAAGTTCGTTACACAGAGCTCTAGCAACTGTAGTTTTACCTACACCAGCTGTCCCCGTGAACATCATATTGGGAAGTTCACCACCATTGATAATTTCCTTAAATGTCTCTTTTAAAGACGAGTCTAGGACGCAGTCATCAATCGTTTGTGGTCGGTACTTCTCAACAAATAAAAATTCTTTCATATCACATATCTCCATAATCTAATAATACTATTATACCTGATTTCAGTACAATAGTCAACGAAAATCTACATTAAACGCAACAGATATTCTCTTCTCTGTTGAGCTCAACTGTGGTCTTACTTCATGATACAACCAAGCTGGCCATATTAATATATCACCGGATCTAAGGCGAGGTCGCCATTCTGAACTATAATACTTACCCAGGTGTTTTTGTGGCTGATGCATCATTTGTGCCTCAAAAGGACTACGAAACGCAATGTGTGCACAGTCATCATTATATCTTACATAGAAACAACCTGATAAGTTAGATGATGGGTGGATATGCAATTGATGAGAATCATGTTCCTCCATAACATTCCACCACATACTTACTTTATGAGGACCTCTCTTCTCATGTGATATGATATCTAGATACTTATCAGCCAGACGGCCGATGTTATCTCTCAATTCATTCATACCACTAATATCATATATCTGATTAGTCTCGTACCCCTTTGTGTGGAACGAAGTATAGTGGTTAAAACTCTTACGCTCTTCAATGATATCAGCAGCCATTTCATCCAAGTCTATCTTGCGACGAAGGTTCTCTTGCATCATAAGAGTAGGGAAAATAGAATGCATTTGCAATCTATCTTCCTTAGTCCCATTAAGAGCTGGCCAGGGTGGGGTCATTCACTTTCTTCGTCTTCAGGTTTATTGGCTTCAACGTGAGCTGATACAAAGTTAGACAATCGGTTGCGTAGAGCTCCTACGTCAGCCAACTCTGCTCCTTCAAATGCTCCCCTCTTAGTTACGATATCAATGATAGTAACACACGAGGCTAGGTCTTTTAGTTCAATTTCAAGTGATTTTTGTTCTTCAGTATTCATATTATGCTCCAAATGTAGATGTTTTCTTTAATGCGACCCAGTATTGTACTGTGTCGGCTTCGATAGATGCCAACAGTTTAGATGAAATCGTAAACTTGTATGCATCAGATTGTACAAATCTAAAGTTCGGAATGTCAAACACGAACTTAAATCCTACATCAGTATCTATATCAAAAGTTTCTGATACAATACTAAACTCATTAGATGATGGATTCTTAGTGTCAGTCACAGTCATCTTTAACTGACCATCATCACCAGTAACGACTAAGTCATTGGCTTTCAGTGTAGATGATGCTTTTCGAATCGTAGCTAATTGAGCAGCTGACATGATAAACTTCACTTCCTCAGAGGGCATAACTAAATCCTTCTCGGTTGTAATCAAGTTACCAGGCTCAGCGAAGTTGTACCTGAGAGATTGCTTACCATCAGTTATCCTAACAAACTTAGATGCTCCATCAAACACTAGCTCAGGACTATCGAACATGCCCATAGCACTCAGAAATTCCCCTAAGTCGTATATACCAAATCGGTACGGAAACTTGTCGGGAACCTCAGCTCTCGCCATGAGATTTTTCATA